AATGGTCCAATATCATTCTCTGCTTCTGGTGGTGCGACTGCGAGACAGTGTGTTATGGCAATTCGTTGCAAGAACACATTTAAGGGAATTCCAAATAGAACAACTGTAAGGATAACGGATATTGAGTGTTTGAGTGATGCTACAAATTGCAGAATTGAGATTTGGAGACTGCCAAGTAATGATAATATTACTGGTGGAAGTTGGGTGGATGCTGATTCTGATTCAGCAGTTGAGTATAATGTTACTGTAGGAACCAACTTCACAACAACTGGTGGAGATTTGAGACAGGCATCTTTGATTGCTGCTAATAACCCATCAGGTCAGCAAGCATCTGCTACCGTTGCATTCAATCCAACTGCTGCAAGAAGATCTTATATTGCACAAAATATTGATTCTAACGATAGTAATATTTTTGCTGTTATTGTGACCAACCTAGATACTAATACAACAACGGATGTGTTTAATACTATTCAATGGCGAGAAACTAGATAGGTAATTTTTTATGAGTGAAGTTTATCTTGGTAATCCTAATCTAAAAAGAGCAAATACACAAATAGAATTCACTGAGGATCAAATCATTGAGTTCCTCAAGTGTAAAGAAGATCCAGTATATTTTGCAAAAAATTATATAAAAATCGTCTCTCTTGATCATGGACTTGTTCCATTTGATATGTACCCCTTTCAAGAGAAACTTATTGAAAACTTCCACAAGAACAGATTTAATATCTGTAAGATGCCCAGACAGACAGGTAAGTCAACAACTTGCGTGTCCTATCTCTTACACTATGCAGTATTCAATGACAACGTAAATATTGCTATTCTTGCCAACAAGGCGTCAACGGCAAGAGATCTTCTTGGTAGGTTACAACTTGCCTACGAAAACTTGCCAAAGTGGATGCAGCAGGGTATTATATCATGGAACAAAGGTAGTTTAGAACTCGAAAATGGCTCCAAGATTTCGTCTAACTCTACTTCTTCATCTGCTGTCCGAGGCGGATCCTATAATGTCATCTTTCTTGACGAGTTCGCGTTCATCCCGAATCACATTGCTGATGACTTCTTTGCCTCTGTTTATCCTACTATTTCTTCTGGACAGAGCACAAAAGTAATTATCGTCTCCACACCTCGCGGTATGAATCATTTCTACCGCATGTGGCATGATGCGGAAAGAAATAAAAATGAATATGTACCCACAGATGTTCACTGGTCCGAAGTTCCAGGTAGAGATGATGCCTGGAAAGAACAGACTATTGCAAACACTTCGGAAGCACAATTCAAAGTTGAGTTTGAGTGTGAGTTCTTAGGATCTGTTAATACCCTTATCAATCCAGCAAAACTTAGAAATCTTGTATATGAAAGTCCTATACAAAAAAATGCCGGACTTGACATTTATGAGCACCCGAAAGAGGACCACAACTATTTGATGACAGTTGACGTTGCCCGTGGTATGGGTAATGACTACTCAGCATTCATTGTGTTTGATATCACCGAGTTTCCATACAAGGTGGTGGCAAAATATAGAAACAATGAAATTAAACCCATGTTGTTTCCAAGCGTAATCTATGAAGTTGCAAAAGGATATAATGGTGCTTGGTTACTTGTAGAAGTTAATGATATTGGCGATCAAGTTGCAAACATACTTCACTTTGACTTGGAGTATGATAACGTTCTCATGTGTGCAATGAGAGGACGTGCAGGTCAAATCGTAGGAACTGGTTTTAGTGGTAAGAAATCCCAACTTGGAGTTAGGATGACCCAAGCAGTGAAAAAGTTGGGATGTTCAAACTTAAAAACTCTGATGGAGGATGATAAGTTACTGACTGTAGATTATGAGATTATATCGGAACTTACAACATTTGCCCAAAGGCACAATTCATTTGAAGCAGAAGAGGGTTGCAATGATGACTTGGCAATGTGTCTTGTTATATTCTCTTGGTTAGTCGCTCAGGATTACTTTAAAGAAATGACGGATAATGATGTCCGCAAAAGAATCTATGAAGAGCAAAAAAATCAAATTGAACAAGATATGGCACCATTTGGTTTCATTCTTGATGGTTTGGATGAAAGTAGTTTCGTCGATCAAGATGGAGACCGCTGGCATCTTGATGAATATGGTGATCGTTCCTACATGTGGGATTATCGATAATGGACTTAGATGACAACATAGATTTAGAACATTTACTATTTTCTGATAGAAGATGTAGAACTTGTGGAGTCGTCAAAAACTTATTAGAAGACTACTATCTCATAAGAAAAAGAAGAGTTACTCTCCCATCTTCATATTCTTATGAGTGCAAAGAATGTACGATAAAAAGAGTTGTTGCTAGTAGGATGATTTCTAGGGTTCTTGATAAGTGGGAATATCCTGACTGGTAATCCTGTTCATGCATTGTTTTCCCATTGAAAATGCCCCTTTTCCTAAATAATTTCAGAAATATTCTGGAATAGGAGAACAGAAAGATGCCACTCAATTTAGCATCTCCTGGAATTGTAGTTAGAGAAGTTGATCTAACTGTCGGCAGAGTTGATGCAACGTCAGCTGCTGTTGGTGCAATAGTAGCACCTTTCGTTCAGGGTCCCGTTGATTCACCAGTTTTAGTCGAAAGTGAGTCAGACCTCCTGAAGACCTTTGGTGAACCATACGAAACAGATAAGCACTATGAGCATTGGCTCGTTGCTTCATCATACCTTGCATACGGCGGAAATCTGCAAGTTGTAAGAGCAGATGACGACCAGTTAACCAACGCTTTCGTTGGTGCGGCAAGCAGCATTAAGGTTAAGAGTGAAGAGCATTATGAGCAACTGGGATACGATAATAACACAATTACCGATGTAACTTTTGCAGCAAGAAACCCAGGTTCTTGGGCAAATGGAATTAGAGTTGCCACGATCGATGGATTGGCAGACCAAATCCTCGGTGGTATCTCAACGTCAACAGCATCTGGTATCACCTCAGTAAGAGCAGGCATGGGTGTTACCCAGTCCTTCTCAGCAACACTTCCAGGTTCTGGTTCAACCAGCACTCTGGACGGTTACCTGAAAGGTGTTGTAACAGAAGAACTGAGCAGTGGCAATGTTTCTGTCAAAGTTCTTTCGCACGTTTCATCTGCTGGAACAGAAACATCGGTAGATTACCAATCCTCAGGTATTTACAGATTTGACGCTTCAGGTTCACTGTTCTTCCACCCACTCGACGGAAGCACAACTGCCCTTGGTTCAACCACATTCACTTCACGTCAAGACTGGTTCGATCAGCAGACTTTAACACTCACTAGTGTTGGTTCGACGATCTCCTGGAATACTATTGTTGATAGACCAGGAACTTCACAGTATGCTGCTGATAGAAATTCTAGATTTGACGAAATCCACGTTCTTGTTATTGATGGAAAGGGTGAAGTAACAGGAAATGCTGGAACAATCTTAGAGAAGCACGTAAGTCTGTCTAAGGCGAAGGATGCTGAGTTCTCACTCGGAAGCACCGCATACTGGAGAAAGTATCTTTTCAATACATCCGATTATGTATTTGGAGGATCACAACCTGCAGGAATCACTACAACTGGTTTCAGTGCAAGCTTCACACTCCAGTCGGATCAAGGATGGGATCAGAATGCTGAAGGAATTATCTTTGGTGCTTCTGGATCAAACACCTACAATTTAGGTGGAGGTAAGAACTATGATGACGGAACCGATCTCACATCTTCTGGAGCACTGAGTTCAACACTCGGTAAAATCTCTAGTGGATACGCTCTGTTTGAAAACAGTGAGCAATATGAGGTTGATTTCCTCCTGATGGGATCGGGAAATTATACTCAGTCACAAGCACAGGCACTTGCAAACAAACTGATCTCTGTTGCCGAACTGAGAAAGGACGCTGTTGCATTCATTTCACCAAATAGAGGATCTTTCCTCTCCGATGGAACTGTTGGAACGGTAACCGTCTATGATGATTCTCAAATCACCGATAACGTCCTTTCGTTCTACGCACCTATAACCTCATCAACCTATGCGGTGTTTGATAGCGGTTATAAGTACATGTATGATAGATTCAGTGACACCTTCCGTTATGTTCCACTGAACGGTGACATTGCTGGAACATGTGCAAGAAATGACATTAACCAGTTCCCATGGTTCTCACCTGCTGGAACTGCAAGAGGAACTATCCTCAATGCAGTCAAACTTGCATACAACCCAAGCAAGGTTCAAAGAGATAAGTTGTATTCCAGCAGAATCAACCCTGTTATCTTCTCGCCTGGAGATGGAATCATCCTCTTCGGTGATAAGACTGGATTTGCTAAGGCATCAGCATTCGACAGAATTAACGTTCGTCGCCTGTTCATCTACCTTGAAGATGCAATTTCTGCTGCTGCTAAGGATCAACTGTTTGAGTTCAACGATGAGATCACAAGAACCAACTTTGTAAATATCGTCGAACCATTCCTCCGCGATGTTCAATCCAAGAGAGGTATTTTTGATTATGTTGTAATTTGTGATGAAACAAACAACACTGCCGCAGTGATTGATAACAATGAGTTCATTGCCGACATCTTTATCAAACCAGCGAGATCGATCAATTTTATTGGTCTGACCTTCGTTGCCACCAGAACTGGTGTTTCTTTTGAAGAAGTAATTGGTAACGTTTAATTATTAATCAAACTTAGAGGTAACAAACAATGGCAACTAGAAACCAACTTAATCCACCCCCACTAAGAAAGATTACTGACTTCAAGAGCAAGCTTGCTGGTGGTGGTGCTCGCTCTAACCTGTTCGAAGTCGAGCTTTCATTCCCTGGTGCAGTTAGTGTTGAAGGTCTGAATGACATTCTTCAAAAGGCAAGATTTTTGGTAAAGGCAGCAAACCTGCCCGCATCAAACGTCGCTCCAATTGAAGTTCCTTTCAGAGGAAGAACTCTCAAGATTGCTGGAGACAGAACCTTTGATACCTGGACAATCACAGTTATCAACGACACCGACTTTGCAATTCGTTCCGCTTTTGAAAAGTGGATGAACACGATTAACAAAGTTTCGGATAACACAGGTATTACTGACCCAGCACTCTATCAAGCTGATGCTTATGTTTATCAACTTGATCGTAGTGGAGAAACTCTCAGAAAGTATCACTTCTATGATGTTTTCCCAACTCAGGTAGCACCTATTGAACTTTCATATGATGCACAAGGTATTCAAGAGTTCACTGTTGAACTTCAAGTTCAGTGGTGGGAAGCAGTAAGAGGTAATGCTGCAAATGCAGGCGGTGAAGACATTAACTAAATAGTTCATAACGAATAAAACAAGTTTATACTATGGCAAGACTTTTTGGTTTTTCAATTGACGATAGCCAAAGAAAGCCACCTTCAGTTATTTCCCCCGTTCCTCAAACCAATGAGGACGGGGTTGATAATTATATTGCAAGTGGTTTTTATGGTCATTATCTTGACATCGAAGGTGTTTATCGCACAGAACATGATTTAATTAAAAGATATCGTGAAATGGCACTTCACCCAGAATGTGATGGTGCCATTGAAGATGTTGTAAATGAAGCAATTGTTAGCGATTTGTATGATTCTCCAGTAGAGATCGAATTATCAAATCTCAACGCTAGCGACAAACTGAAAAAAACAATCAGAGAAGAATTTAAATATCTCAAAGAAATCATGGACTTCGATAGAAAGTGCCATGAAATTTTTAGAAACTGGTATGTTGACGGAAGAGTTTTTTACCTCAAAGTTATCGATGTAAAAAATCCTCAGGCAGGTATTCAGGATCTGAGATATATTGATCCAATGAGGATGAGATATATTCGTCAAGAAAAGAAAACTGATGCAAGAGGTTTAGCAATCAGAACTGGTGGTCTTGGTCCAACTGGTGGTGGTAACGAAAAAATAATCGAACCAGAAATAGAGGAGTATTTCTTATACACACCAAAACCAAACTATCCAAGTGGAATGTTCTCTGGTGCTGGTGGTAAAAAGTCCGAAGGCGTAAAGATTGCAAAAGATTCTGTTACTTATTGCAGTTCAGGTCTTGTAGATAGAAATAAAGGCACTGTTCTATCTTACATGCACAAGGCAATCAAGGCACTCAATCAACTGAGAATGATTGAAGATTCCTTGGTCATCTATCGTTTGTCAAGAGCACCAGAAAGAAGAATTTTCTATATTGACGTTGGCAATCTTCCAAAAGTAAAGGCAGAGCAATACCTCAAAGAGGTTATGTCTCGCTACAGAAATAAGTTGGCATATGATGCAAACACGGGCGAAGTTCGTGATGATCGTAAGTTCATGTCAATGATGGAAGACTTCTGGCTTCCAAGAAGAGAAGGTGGTCGTGGTACAGAAATCACCACACTTCCTGGTGGACAAAACCTTGGCGAACTTGCTGATATTGAGTATTTCCAAAAGAAACTCTATAGAGCACTTGGAGTTCCCGAGTCAAGAATTGCTGCTGATGGTGGTTTCAATCTTGGTCGTTCTTCTGAGATTCTGAGAGACGAACTTAAGTTTGCTAAGTTTGTTGGTCGTTTGAGAAAGCGTTTTGCTCAGATGTTCAATGACATGTTGAGAACGCAATTGATTCTCAAGAACATCGTAAGTCCTGAAGATTGGGAAACGATGAAGGATCATATCCAATATGACTTCTTGTATGATAATCAATTTGCAGAACTCAAAGAAGCAGAACTTACACAAAACCGTTTAGGTCTTTTGGCAACAATCGAACCTTATATCGGTAAGTTCTATTCAACAGAATATGTACGCAAGAGAGTTCTGCGTCAGACTGATTCTGAAATTCTTGAAATTGATTCACAAATTGATGATGAGATTGAAAAGGGAATTATTCCAGATCCAAACGGTCAAGATCCAATAACTGGAGAACCATTACCACAAGAAGCACCACCTGAAGAAATGGGTGGTGGTATGGATGGCATGGGACAGGATGTAATGGGTATGGGAGAAATTCCAGCAGAACCTGACTTAGAAGCACAAGCAGCAGCAACAGACGCTCAACTACAAAAGGACACCAAAAAGGCTGAGATATAAATAAAAGATATACCACATTATTTTCATGGAAAATATTATCGATTTGATTGCGACGGATTCTTCTGCTTCTGATGTATCGGATGCTATCAAAAGTCATCTTTATGCAAAAGCAGCAGAAAGAGTTGAAGCTGGTAGACCTATAGTCTCCGCATCCCTCTTTAACATGGAGGATCAAGAATCACAAGAGGATCAAGAATAATGGCAAGAACCTTAATTAAGGGAAATGAGGTAAATGTACCAACAACTGCTGGTGTTGGCGTCAGTTTTTCTGAAGCTACAGTAGTTAGATTGGTAAACACAACTGCAAATGCCAGAGTAATTACAGTTCAAGAAACTGCTGGCGGAACTGGAGTTGGAACATTTACTATGTTGGGTTCCACTACAGAATACTTAGAAAAGAATGCAGCATACACAGTATTTGCAAATGCAGATGGTGTTGTTGGTGCAAAAGTAGGATTTACCGCATAAACAAATGAAACTTATCACAGAAGAAGTAACAAACGTAAAGATTATCACCGAAGGCAAAGGTGCCAACAAGAAGTTGTACATCGAAGGTGTATTTCTTCAGGGTGAAATCAAGAACCGTAATGGGAGAATGTATCCCATTGACACTCTTTCCCGTGAAGTAGGACGTTACTGCGAAAATTTTGTTGCTAAGGGTCGTGCTCTTGGAGAACTCGGTCACCCCGATGGTCCTACCGTCAACCTTGATCGTGTCTCTCACAAAATCACTTCTCTCGTTCAAGAGGGAAATAATTTCAGAGGTAAGGCACAGATTCTTTCTACTCCAATGGGTAAGATTGCATCTTCTCTTCTCGATGAAGGTGTTTGCCTTGGAGTTTCTTCTCGTGGTGTTGGTTCACTCCGTATGACCAATGAAGGTCATAAAATTGTCGGTGAAGATTTCCAGTTAGCAACTGCTGCTGATATCGTTGCCGATCCTTCCGCTCCTGACGCTTTTGTCAATGGAATCATGGAAGGAAAAGAGTGGGTTTGGGAAGGTGGAATCCTTCGTGAAAAACTCGCAGAACAAACTAAAAGAAGAATAAATACCTTAGTTGACCAGAGAAGACTTGAGGAGCATAAGCTCAATCTTTTCAATGATTTTCTGTCAAATCTTTAATTTATAAATAAATATAGATTAAAACATCTAATCAAAAATGTCCGTTGGTAGCAATTTACAAGAAATGGAAAACGTAGTAACCAAAGGGGCTGCACCTGCTGAGAAAATGCCTTCTTCTGGTGTACCAGTTGAAGATCTCGGCGGTCCTACTCCCGAAAATTATCGTCCAGATGACGATTCAGCAAAACTCAAAGATCCTGCTTCCACTCTGAAGCAAGTTAAGGATGTCGTCAATGCTAAGGCAGCAGCTGCCGAAGCAGTTTCAGATGAAATCGAAGACGGTCAGGAACTTGTCAGCGAAGAGGAAGAAGAGACCACTGATGAGGTTGTTTCTGAAGAAGAAGTAACCGAAGAAGAGTCTGCTGAAGAGATTGTTGAGTATAGCATCGAAGACGATGTTCAAGCACTGCTTGAGGGTGAGGAGCTCTCTGAGGAATTCCAAGAGAAAGCACGTACCATCTTCGAAACTGCTATCAAGGCAAAAGTTGGAGAAATCAAAGAAGAACTCCAAGTAGCATACGAGCAAGCACTCGTAGAAGAAGTCCAGGCAATCAGAGAAGGATTGACCGAAAGAGTCGATTCCTACCTTGAGTATGTTGCCGACGAATGGCTGCAAGAAAATGCACTTGCAGTTGAAGCAGGTCTTAAGACCGAAATGACCGAATCATTCCTCCAAGGAATGAAGGGTCTTTTTGAAGATCATTATGTAACCATCCCTGAAGATAGATATGATGTACTTGAGAGCATGGTAGATAAACTAGATGAAATGGAGTCAAAACTCAACGAGCAAATCGAAAGAAACGTTGCTCTTAATCGTAGATTAGCTGAGTCCACTGCAGATGTTATTTTTGCAGAGGTCGCTGAGGGTCTCGCACTTTCTCAGAAGGACAAACTCGCTTCTCTTGCCGAAAATGTTGAGTTTGGAAGTGAAGCAGACTATCGTGAGAAGCTCGTTACCCTGAGAAATTCTTATTTCCCAGCAAACGGCGCTCAAAGAGACCATACTGAGACCATTTCTGAAGGAACCGAAGTTGTTGAGCAGTCTTCTGCTTCACCACTGATGGAATCCTACATGAATACTCTGAGAAGAGTCTCCCAAAAGTGATTTTTAGATTATAGTTCAAACTAACTTTTTTAAAGAGGTAAAATTCAAATGCAGATGTACAATCAAGAGTACCTGCAGGAGAAGTGGGCACCACTCCTTAACTACGAGGGTCTTGATCCAATCAAAGATTCACACCGTAGAATGGTAACTGCCGTTCTCCTGGAGAACCAAGAAAAAGCACTCCGTGAGGAAAAGGAATTCCTGTACGAAGCTGCTCCAACAATGAACACCAACTCAGGTGCTAATGCAGGTTTCTCTGCAAGTGCTTCTTCACCTGTTGCTGGTTTCGATCCCGTTCTGATCTCACTGATCAGACGCTCAATGCCTAACCTGGTCGCTTATGACCTCGCTGGCGTTCAACCAATGAACGGTCCTACTGGACTGATCTTCGCAATGCGCTCACGCTATGCTAATCAGAATGGCGCTGAGGCATTCTTCAACGAGCCCGACACCTCCTTCTCCTCCCAGAACAACAGTGGTAACCTCACCGATGGTTTCACTGGCGGTTCGGTTGGTTTCGGTACTACTGGTGGCACTGGACTCTCCAACGCAACTAACCCTGCTGCACTGAACCCACAAGGTTCACAAACAGCAACCACATATCCTGTTGGTCAGGGTATGAGAACCGACGACGCTGAAGCACTCGGAGATGGAACCTCCAATGCTTTCAACGAAATGGCATTCTCGATCGAGAAAGTCACCGTTACAGCGAAGTCACGTGCTCTGAAAGCTGAGTACTCACTGGAACTGGCACAAGACCTCAAGGCAATCCATGGTCTGAACGCTGAAGCGGAACTCGCCAACATTCTCTCAACTGAGATCCTGGCTGAGATCAACCGTGAAGTCATCAGAACCATCTACAAGGTTGCTGAGTCTGGTGCACAAGTTAACACCGCTACCGCTGGTGCTTTCGACCTCGACGTTGATTCCAACGGACGTTGGAGCGTTGAGAAGTTCAAGGGTCTGATCTTCCAAATCGAGCGCGATGCCAACCGCATTGCACAAAGAACTCGTAGAGGAAAGGGCAACATGATCCTCTGCTC